ATTTTCTTGATGTTAATCTGCTTGCAATGTCGGAAAAATTTTTATCACTCTTACACTCATAACCTGCTCTTTTAAGAGCTTCGCCTTTGGTTATCTCTCCCCAATTAGCTACAAGTATATCTATAAACTTTTTTTGCTTGAGGGTCAGGTCTTTCTCTGTTTGTAATTCCTTTGATTTTGTTGACATCTATTTTTCCTGCGTTTGAATCCTTTTGATACCAAGATGTATCTCTGCCCTCTTTTTTACACCACAAAAAATGATACCATAAAATGTCATTCATTAATTAGGTTTCTTACCAGATACTTCCTTCTCCATCAAGGCTTTTGCTTTCTTACCTAAATCTTTTCTGTAACTTCTTAACTGTCTTACACCTCTAATAAGTCTAGCGTTAATATCCCTAACATCTTGTAAACCTTGTCTTAATTTACTGTCTCTTGGACCAAGCTTAACTTTCACAGATCTTTTTAAAATATCATATCCAGCCTTAATTTGTTTACCCATTTCCTTACCAGTAACATAGGCTTTTGCCTCTTTAACGTCTATTTTTTTAAGAGCACTTTTAAAAGTCTTTGATGCAGGAACATATCTAGGTTTTGGAGCTTTAGAGTAGACGTTATTAATTTCTATAATTTTGTCAGCTATTTTCTTTCTAACAAACGGTTGTTTCATAAAGAATTTGACAGCCTTGCCGCCTGTTCCTTTTATAGCTCCACCTAAAAAGTATTTTCCTGTTTTCATAATTTTTTATTATATAGATTATTTTAACCCCTTACTACCTATAGTATGTCAAAGTTTTTCTGTCCACAAGACGTTGTGGTGTATCCAGATACACCTGAGATACACCAGAGATACACCATAGTAATCGTCTAGAAGTGTTGATATATAACAATAATAGTCGATAGATACACCAGATACACCAGATTAGGGGGTAGGGTCACGTATAGTGCTTAGGGGTCTAGAATATCTATATAGTATAAATTTTCAATCTATGCTATAAAACTCTGGGGGACCAATGGGAGACTGGAGGTTCCCCTTTTTATTTCCGTTGTCCGTTGATCTGTGTTATAAACGAATCAAGGAGGAACAATGACATAATTGAAACCGTTGGGGTCATAATGCTTCAACTTACTCTTAAATATATATACAAATCATTATGGCCTCACTTTCAATAACGAAACAAGAAACTATGAACGATCCAATTTTATTATTTATTATATCTTTAATGGCAATAGGCTACATGATCTGGGCTATACAGACGGTTTAATTAATAGCACCATTTCCTCAGGGAAGTAAACATATTTCAAATCACTGTTATCAAGCATATGTCTAAGATCTGTCATATCCTCAACTAATACCTCACCAGGTAAGTTTAGACTAGTGTTTAACAAAAAAGGTAATTCACTTCGATCTTCAAAGGCTTCAAGTAAATTATAAAAATGCGGGTTATCATCAAACTTTAATGTCTGTAATCTACAAGTATCATCCTTAGCAAGACCAGTTTTAAAGTAATGTTTTTTATCTTTCAAAACTTTAAAAGTAAACATCATGTAAGGAGACTCCTTAACTGTCATATCAAACCAAGCTGCTGCTTCGGTCTGGATAATAGTACAAGCAAAGGGCCTATACCATTCACGTTCTTTGATAGCATTTACTTTTTCCATAGCTACCATGTGATTAGCATTCATAAGCAAAGATCTGTTACCAAGTCCTCGCTGTCCTTGTTCACTTCTTGACTGAAAGATAGCTACTGGTTCATTAATTAATATAGAAGCAACTTCTTGCGGAGATGTATCTCGTATCTCACAATCCTTGAATAAATTAAAATCTAATTTTTGTTTTATACCTAAGAATACATTATCTATTTTTAATCTATTACTTAAATGATAGTTAATAGCACCAAGACTTATACCAAAGTCACCATTGAAAGGATCTGGCCACAACGTATTAAAATTTTTTATTTGTTTACTATTATTAATTACGTTCTGTGCACACCCACCAGTAAGTATAAGATCGTCCTTTAAATCATTGTTTTTTATATATAAATTAAACTCTGATTCAAACAACACTTGTAGAGCTCTCGCCCTTTGATCATGTAAAGAATAAGCCAATAGTTTACCTTCTTGAAAAAATCTTTTGTAAATGTCCTTACTACCTTGTCCAAATTTGTTACCGATATTTAAGCTTGTAGTTTTAATATGATGACCGTATGAGTAAATGCTTTCTTGTTCCGCTGTCCGATCTCCAAACTTATTTGTCTTATAAACACCACCCATGTCCATAACAAGAATGTTAGAAATATCTTTGTTCCAGGCTAAACTTGCATAACAATGGTACAAGTGATGTTCATCAAATCTTATTAGGATCTCTGCTTTTGTCATTTTAGATTGGATAATCTTATTCTGGTTCATGTATTGCATCCACATATCTAAGCAATTACTTTCTTTTAAACCTGTAAAGATTATTACGTCAAAGTCTAATTTTTCTATTATTCTAAATGCCCTACGGCTAGGCATAGGCATATTCTTTATTCTATTAAGTCTATCCAGCTGTGTATGAAACACAACTTTGTTTTCCTTAACGTATGTCATACTTCCATCATGAGAAGTATGTATAGCTAATATGTTCATTTTTTCTTATTATATTTACTATGAGCCCAATCGCTAAATTTTTTAACTAACCTGTACCATTCTTTTTTATATCTATCTTTTTTAGTTTTGTTATACGAATTAGCAGCTTGTTCAATTTTTATAAGCAAAGACATCTTATTCATCACGTATTTCTTTTTGCACGTCTTTAAGATTTATTATTTCAATAGATTTAGGTTTAGGTTTAAACCAGTTTAGAATCATTCTAAAGAAGTTCTTAACTATGACCATCCTACACATCCAGTTAGAATCATAAAAATACATAGTGGTATTAAAAATAAAAACACACTTGTAACAAACATAAAAAATTTATCTCTTGGATCCATATTACATTGGCCTACTATTACTACATACATAACCAAAAACTACTTGACCATTATACTTATGCACGTAATGATTTCGATTCTTTAGTTTAATGATTTTTTCTTTTATTTCAACATTTTTAAGATACCAATTACTACAAGATGTATCCATTATATTGATAGGTAAAAGCACACCCTTTGCCATTATCAAGTAAATGACTAGTTCTTTCATATAATTAATTTCATTAAACTTCCTTCTACATTACCTAAGTTACCCTTTATAAATGTATTAAAAGACAAACTTATTCTTGTATGATCACCCTCAACTTTTTTTACTTCATGTATGGTGCTTGAAGGAAACATAATCATCATGCCAGACCTAACGTTGTACCACCAACCAGGTGAGTTCAATTTATGTAAATTTCTTTTAACAGCTATAGCTTCTGGTTCTGATTTACCAAAAGATATCTTATCTTTATTTTCGTCTGCACTTAAATACAAGACACCAGATATGTAAGAGTTAGGATGTGAGTGTTTAGGATGAAAACCATTTTGATCCGTATAATTAATCCAAGATTGTGTTATATATACATTAATATCATCGATAGGTTTAATTATCTTGTCTACATAGTCATTGACACATTTTTTTACAAACTCATTGATACCTGACATTTCAGGACAATTTAAAATGTATGTATTTTTTGTAAACCTATTTCCTGGCCTATCTAAACATTTATTACTTTGATCTGCAAAAAATTGTATCTCATCTTTTGTAAAATTTCTGTCAATAAAATTTATGTAAACTGGTGTGGGTAACATTCCATCTAAAATAGGTTTCATTTCTTTTTATCCTTTAATTTTAATTTATATCTAATTTGATCAATCTTTTCTTTAATAGATTTTCTTTGTTCTTTAGTTTCAGCAGCTCTATAATTTTTATATTCATTTTTATATTCAATCCAATAACATTGCACCTCTGTAAATACAATCACTTGTTTGTTTAAACATTCTATATATCTATTACGCACCATACTTGGTTCTAAGTTAGCAAGATAACAAACATTTTGAAAGTCGTCACTATTATTTATAAACCATTCATGTGCCTCCTTTTTATTGTATGCCTCATTTTTACCGCCTAAAGTGTACAGGCAATCTTCAAAAGCTTGTATAATTACAGCTTGATACAACCTATGCTCTGATCTGATAGGTGTTTTGATTATTTCGGTAGCTAAATCAATGCCCATAATTTTTAACAAGGTCGGTGAGAAGCTCACTATAAAATTTCTCCATTTCAGTATTATTGGAGCGTTTGGCTTTGGACCAATCTAAATAGATATCATTAATAGCCCAGGTACGTTTCATACCATCGTACTCTTTTAAATCTTTTAGATTAATTACCTGATAGATGTAATCAAATAAACTCATCTGCATAACCACCAGTTTTGGAAAGACAATGATATGGATATGGTGACTGGTGGCTATACATTTTTTACTAAAGACAAACCTTGATTTTTTGCAATCTTCTTTCGTCCTTTTTGCCAAGCTTGTTCAGCTCTATCTATAAAGCTCAAGCTAAAATTCCCCATGCCATAATCATTACCACAGTAAAGTTGAAACATTATAGAAGTTATTTCATCAAAAGTTTTTTTGTTAGGACAAATCATTACTAACTTGTCTAGCCCTTGACTAAAAACCTCGTCTAAGTTTTTTCCTTTTACATTTGTAACTGCCAAAACAATCTCCTAATTAAATTAAAAAATGTTTTTTTCGTTGTTAGGTAATAATAAGTAGCTTGAAACCTCTACTTTTCATCAGGTTATGAGGAATACAATTAATTAGTATAGCATGACGGACACAATGTCTAGTGGTTAATTGTGTCTATCATACTAAATGTTGTTATTTGGTTTTTTTTAAGATTTTATCGCCTTTGACTAACAAGTCAGATTTAAGCTTTTCGTAAGGTATACCAAGCTTTTTAGCTAATTTTTTTACTTCGTTGTCAGCTAATTTGGCAATCATAGCTCCAGGTCTTCTGAAACCATTCTCACCCATAGCACGTATTATAGAATAAGTTTCTATATCTACAGCTACACTTTTCCATTTGTTTACGTCCATGATTTCTCCTTTGGTTCGTTTGGATTCTCGCCACAATGTGGGCAAACTTCTACTAATTTCTTTTTGGCTTCCATATTAGATTCTCTCATCATTTTATACTGATTGTACTCTAATTGATCTAAATGACTACCAAAGCTTAAGCCAACATAATTAGGCACCGTTCTACCAGTGCTGTTGTATGCTTCACTAAATCGTTTTTCAGCTTCATAAGTTGCTGAATACTTTTTGTCTAGTTCCTCAAAGTTATTATCAAACATCAAAAGCCTCCATCAATATGCGAATCTTCTAAAGTATCAATTAGTTTAGCAAGTTCTTTTTTATATTCTTTTTTATTTTTAGCTTTACTTTTGTATATTCTATTTGCTTCATCTGCATAAGTATCAACAGTATGTCTATTTGCTTTTCTATTGATAGCGTTTATTCTTTTGTTCTTCCAGTTAGCCATAATATCCTCCAAAAAGTATGTAAGTTAAACCAGCTAATAAAACAAATAATACTTTTGCTGGTATAAAAAATATTATGCAACAGACTAAAAACCAACCGAATCTTTCCATCATTAGTCCCATCCTTTCTCTTTGTCTTGTTCGTAAGTTTTAGTTTCTATTTCATCTCTTATAAAGTCTTCAGCTAACCATTCATTTATTGGATAAACTGGACACATAGGTATGTCTACTTTTACAGCAGCCAACCTAGATCTTTGCTCCTTGAAGTGCTCATCTTTTTCAGATGTTTGAGCTCCATTCACTGTGTGTGTTTGAGTTTTAGATAAAACTTCATCCATTTCTTTCACAAACTTTTTAAACAAATGTGAGCTACACTTTAATTTGATGGCATCCATGCTGTGCTCCATTTCTTGCATTTATCTAAAACAATTTTTACTATTTCATAAAAACTTGCTAAACCATTTAATTGTGAATCAAAAACCGATGTGTTTACATTTTCACCATTGTGATAAACATCTATTTGTCCCTTATCTTTATCGTAAGTTATAAGAAGTGCTTCTGTTCCATCTTCTATCTCTTGCACAATTTTACTGTATGATTTTTTCTTATCCAAATTTATTACAGTGCCATGAGTTGTTGCAGCAGAAAAATTACTAGTAGTAGAGGAAGGCCCGCTGGCAACAGGTTTTCCTGTAACAGTGTCACTCGTAACTTTTTTGTCGTCTATATCCATGTTATACTCCTTGTATTGTCTAAATTTCTTATATCAAAACAGATAATAAATGCAAGGACTAAATGGGAGATATGAAGTTTATATTAACGTTATACGTGTGTTCTTTTTTTGATGGTACCTGTACTCTGGGCTTTCAATATCCAACAAAATTTGATACATGGAAAGAATGCGTTTATGCGGCCCATATAGAATCTACAAAACTCATACAAAACATGGATCAAGATCTAGTAGACAACAAGCTTTTAGCCACAAAATATGCTTGTACACAAATCTCAGAAACATAGGGTTGCATTGTACCCACATTGTGCTATATAATCTCTCATGAGCCGCTATCGAATACAGATACGATCAGAAGGTTGGTATTTTGATGGGATAGTAGTTGCTCAAAACGATACTGAGGCTTTACGACAGTTTGCTGAAAAACTGAAAAATGGTGAGGTCAAAGGTAAACATGAAGGCTTCTATTATAGCGATAGAGTCTACATAACTTATGAGGAGCTAAAAAATGGCACTACAGAAGTTGATATCGGAGAAACTTCAGCTGGAGTCCAGATGGGCGAACCAAGCGTTGAGACAAGGTAAAGTCACAACAGATATGAAGTGGATTGATATTAAGATCAAAGATCTTAAGAGAAAAATTAATGAGCAAAATTTAGAAGATGCTCATAATGATCTTGCAGTAAATAGCTAGTAAAAAAAGACTAGCAACCTATCTAAAAATCATTTATAAGTAAGGGTAAGTATGGCCCAATCAAAAGGAGATAGCTATCATGATATTCCTAACTATATTCGGCATTATGTTGAGTCCACCGAAAGAGGTCACATTATTAAGATTGTTACACAAAGTGGAGTCCACACCTATAATTGTAAATGGCAAAGTTATAAAAGACCACGAGGACTTACCAAGTCAATCAATCAAGATTCCACACTAGCGTGGCACAAAGATTGATTTAGTTCTAACGGTGGCCGTTGTTCGGTGCACATTGGACAGGATACTGTAATCTTTTCTTTCTCTGTTAAATCTTTCCAAACAGTTATTAACTTACTATCATTACATCTTAAGCAAAAAGTTTTATTCATCTTTAGCTTCACCCCAACTTTTACCTAGAGCAACATCAACTTTAAATGGTACTTTTAAATTTTCAATTGTGTTTTCCATTTTACCTTTTATTAATTTAATATCTTTAGTTTCATTAACACTAAAACAAAGTTCATCGTGTATTTGTAATAATGGAGTAAAACCTGCCTTATCACAGTCTATCATAGCTTGTTTAGCCTGATCAGCTGCAGATCCTTGTATTAATCTATTAAGAGCTTTGTAAGTAAAAGCTCGTCTAATATTGTTACCATAGTTAGCTTTAGCCTCATTATAGTTCATAGCCTGGTTCATACCAAACGTAGCTGGCTCCCACTTATCAAATCTACATTTTCTACCTTTTATAGTTCTGATGAAACCAAACTTACTAGCTGATTGAGTTACAGCTGATGCTAATTTTTTTACAAATGGCACACGAGAATTATATTTGTTTAAAAGTATTTCAGCTTTATCTTTAGATATTCCTAATTCTTTAGATAACTTACCTTTACCCATACCATAGAATAAACCTAAGTTAATAGTTTTAGCTTGAGTTCTAGATATGCCAGCCATGTCTGCAACAATCTGGTGGAAGTCTGCTGATTCATCTTCATAAGCTTGTATAAACTCTTCAGAGCCATCTAACTTTTCTCCAATGCTAGCGGAATAATGAGCAACTAATCTTGGTTCTTGTTGTGAATAATCAAATGATCCCCATTGTCTACCTTCTTCAGGCAAGAATAAAGATCTAATCTTATTACCAAATTCTTTATTACGAGCTGGTATTTGTTGTAAGTTTGGATTTGCGTAAGACAAACGACCTGATACTGTCCCACCCTGGTCAGATCTTAATTGATTTATTTCAGAATGTATTCTACCCTTATGCACGTATCTTTGAATTGAATCAATAAATGTTGAATGAAATTTATTTATTTCTCTAGCTTCCCTTACCATTGCTGCAAGAGGATGATCACAATTTTGTAACCAATTAGTTGTAAAAGATGGTTCATCAGATTTAGCTGTTCGTGGATACTCTACTCCTAATCTATCAAAAGCTTTAGCAACACTTCTAGCCGCCCAAATATCTACATCTAAACTAGTCTCATCTTTAATTTTTTTAAGCACAGAATTTTCTTTTTGTTTAAACTCTTTTTTTAATTGTATAGCTTTGTATTCATCGACTCTAATACCTTGCCTTCTCATCTTAATTAATATTGGTAATAGCTCCATTTCCATTTCCCAAACATCATTTAAAGATTGTTTTTGTATTTCTGCCTTAAATCTGTGCCACAATCGTAATGTTAATCCAGCATCTTGTTCAGCGTAAAAGCCAACATAACCTGCTGGCATTTTCCATAAATCCTGTTTAGCGTCTATGCCCCACTCTTTAGCTTTTTCATTTAGGTATGTTTCGTTTTTTATTTCACCTAAATAATCTTTCGCACAAGCATTTAAAGAAAAGCTCCACCTATTTTCATCAATTAGAGCTGCTGTAATCATGGTATCAACTATCTTGCCATTAATTTCAAAACCATTCATTAATAACCAACCAACATCATAAGATGCATTATGAAATATTTTTGTGCTTGGCCTTTTTAATAAATCTACCATCCAAGCTGTTGTAACTGCAGAATCCATGTTGCCTCCAGCATCATGATGTATTGGAAAATACCATTGTTTACCAAGAGCAGCCACAGCAAAACCAACTATATGTCCTTTGCCTGTTGCCCAACCTGATCCTAATTTTTTAAGATCTGTATCCTTAGTTTCTAAGTCAATGGCTACTTCATTAGCTTCTCTAAGATCTGGATATTCAGAAGGAGCTACCCAATCTGAATCATTGTAAATAAAATTTAATTGATGACTCATGACATTAATTTAAAACTTTTTGTTTTATATTGATCTTTTATAAAACGTTTTGCGTCTTTTTTACTGAGAAAACATTTTTTTTGAAATAATTGTTCATTAAGTTTTGTTATAAATCTATCTAATTTAATAGTTTTTATTTTATCGTCATCGTAAACTATAAAAACATTTTTTTTCATTTCTTTTTCCTCTTGTGATTTTTTCCTGTATCTTGCATTTGTGCTATCATTGCAGACCAATTTTCAGTTGCTGCGTGTGAATCCTCTCCATGAATATCAATTACTTCTTCTTCGTAATCTCTCTCAATAATCATATCAATACAATGTTTAGCTTTTTGTAAATCTTTTTTACCACCCTTAAGTTTATGCCTTGTTATATACTTAATAGCTTCACCTTCAGGCCACGGTAAATTATTTTTTATTGAGTATTGTGCTGGTTGTATCTTAAAGGATTGATAGTGAGATCCACCCTCTTGTTTTTTAAAAACCGACATAGT